AGAAAAGTAATAATATAGTATAGCTTACGCTGACGCGCTGGCGCGCGCAATCGTCGCGCTGGCGCGACTCTCGCACGGATGACAATATGACCCAAAGCCCCCCTAAATCGCCTCTTTTCCCCGCGTTTTCAGCCACTTAACCATGGGTCATTTGAATGACCCAAGAATGACCCAGGAATGACCCATGTAAGCAAAATCAATAACTTACGTGCGCGCAGCTTTGTCACGCGACTTGCCTATTTTACGCAACCGATTTGTACAATGTGCTTTTCTGGGCAGTTTGGGCAGTTTGGGCAGTCAAAAAACAGATTGCCCATATTGCCCATGCCTTGCTGGCGATTCATGGGCAGTTTAGGCAACAGAAAACAGATTGCCCAAACTGCCCATGGATGTTGGCCGCCTGGCGCGCGAAAATATTTTACTGTCACGCTAAAAAATGTTTGACAACCTTTCGCGACCGTGCGATAGTCAATCATCGAAACACGGAGCGCACGCACATGGACGAATCCCTTGCCACCCTCATCGGCCTCACCACTCTTTTCGCCATTGTCGCCGTAATCGAATTCTCCCGCCTTCTCTGACCTAGCGGCCGGGCTTAACAGCCCGGCCCTCCCGCCAGCGGCTCATAGCGGGGCGCCCGCACGCGCCCGCACGCGCCCGCACGCGCCCGCACGCGCCCGCGCCCGCACGCGCGAAGGGAGGGGGGGGGAGGGCCGGTGCCGACCGGTCATTGCCGACGCAGCGTCCGCAAGCAAATTTTTTTTAATGCAAAATTCACACAAGCATAAAGAAATCTGCTACAGTCCCGCCATGGACTGGCGATCACTCCCATACGAACCACGCAAGGTACAGGCGACAGAGGCGCGTCTGGACGCCATCTACAACGCCGCGCGGTTGGGCCTGAAAGGCGACAACCTAGCGCTGGCCGCTGGCCTGCTGCCGTCTGAGTACCGGCGTTTGTGCCAGTTCGACCCGCTGGCCGAGCTGGCCGAACTAAAGGGACGCGCAGACGGCGAGATGGTGGCCTCCCGGCAGCTACACGAGGCGGCGGCGGCGGGCGACGCCAAGGCGGCGCTGGAGGTGCTCAAGCACGTCCACGGTTGGACCGCGCGCACGGCCATCGACGTCAACGTCGAGCAGACCATATCCATCAAACACGCGCTGGAGATGGCGCAGCAACGCGTCATCGAGGGAACGCTAGCACATGCAGACCACGCAATACTCCCCGCAGGAGGAGATGGAGCTGATGTCCCGCTTGTGGACGCCAGCCCTGAAAGACGATCCGCTTAAGTTCGTCCTGTTCGTCTTCCCGTGGGGGCAAAAGGGCACGCCTCTGGAACACTTTGCTGGCCCGCGCAAGTGGCAGCGCGAGGTGCTTCAGGACTTGGCCGACCACATCAAGCAGAACAACGGCAAGATCGACTTCGACACGTTCCGCATGGCGACCAGCTCCGGCCGCGGCATCGGCAAGTCGGCGCTGGTGAGCTGGCTCATCATCTGGATGCTGGCGACGCGCATCGGCTCGACGACCATCGTGTCGGCCAACTCGGAAGCGCAGTTGCGCTCAGTGACGTGGGCCGAGATCACCAAGTGGCTCAGCATGGCGCTGAACAGCCACTGGTTCGAGGTCAGCGCCACCCGCGTCATGCCCGCCAAGTGGCTGACGGAGCTGGTCGAGCGCGACCTGAAGCTGGGCACGCGCTACTGGGGCGTCGAGGGGCGGCTGTGGAGCGCGGAGAACCCCGACGCGTACGCGGGCGTGCACAACTTCGCGGGCGTGATGCTGGTGTTTGACGAGGCGTCGGGCATCGACGACGCCATCTGGTCGGTGGCGGCGGGCTTCTTCACGGAGAACACGCCACACCGCTTCTGGCTGGCGTTTTCCAACCCGCGCCGCAACAGCGGCTACTTCTACGAGTGCTTCAACGCCAAGCGGGACTTCTGGCAGACTAAGAAGGTGGACGCCCGGTCGGTCGAGGGGACCGACAAGAAGGTCTACGAGCAGATCATCGACGAGTACGGGCCGGACTCCAGCCAAGCGCACGTCGAGGTGTACGGCGAGTTTCCGAACGCCTCGGACGACCAGTTCATCCCGCTGCGGCTGGTCGAGGAAGCCATGGCGCGCGACAAGCACAAGGACCAGAGCGCGCCCATCGTGATCGGCGTGGACCCGGCGCGGTTCGGCAGCGACAGCACCGTCATCGCCGTGCGGCAGGGCCGCGACATCGTGACGATCAAGCGGCACAAGGGCGACGACACCATGGAGACGGTGGGCCGGGTGATCGACGCTATTGAGGAGTACAAGCCGGCGCTGGTGGTCGTGGACGAGGGTGGGCTAGGCGCAGGCGTCGTGGACCGGCTCAAGGAGCAGCGCTACAAGGTGCGCGGCGTCAACTTCGGAAACAAGAGCCGCAACCCGCTGATGTGGGGCAACCTGCGGGCTCAGATGTGGGGTGACCTGCGCGAATGGCTGAAGACCGGGGCGATACCCAGCGACCGCAACCTCAAGAGCGACCTGATTGGACCCCTCATGAAGACCGACAGCAAGGGGGCCATCTTCTTGGAGAGCAAGAAGGACATGAAGGCCCGCGGCCTCGCCTCGCCCGACGCCGCCGACGCCATAGCGGTTACTTTCGCTTTCCCCGTCGCGCATCGGGAAGCCCGCGTTGACATGACGCGCACGCGAGTTTACGGTAATGTCAGCACATCAACCAGTTGGATGGGGTCTTAGGTCATGTCTAACACAAAGCCCATTGGCGTAGCTTACGAAGACCAGGACATCGTCGGCGCGGAACTTCTGTCTGCCGTAGACGTCTACGCAACGGACGAGATCGGCTATGCTCTTGCCGCGCAGGGCGCGGTCACGCAGGCCACCAGCAAGTCCACGGGCGTAACGCTGAACACGTCTGCTGGTCAGATCACGATGAACAACGCTGCGCTTAACGCTACGACCAACGTCGCGTTTACGCTGACCAACAGCAAGATTAGCGCTAAGGACGTCATTATCGTCAACGTCGCGGGCGGCGCAGCGTCTAACGAAACCTACAACTGCTGGGTTTCAGGCCACACGACGGGCTCTTGCTCCTTTGTCCTGCGTAACATCTCGGGCGGCTCGCTGTCTGAAGCGGTGGTGCTGAACTTCGCTATCATTCACTGCGTCTAACATGGTCAATCTCTCGGTCAAGCGCGGCGAGAAGCTGTCGGTCAAGCAAGGTGCTGGGCTGACGGCTAAAGGCCGCGCTAAGTACAACCGCGAGACGGGCAGCAACCTGAAGGCTCCCGCGCCCAACCCGAAGACCGAGGCGGATAAGGGGCGCAAGGCGTCCTTCTGCGCTCGGATGGGCGGCGTGGTGGCCAAGTCGAAGAACGCTGAGCGGGCCAAAGCGTCTATGAAGAGGTGGAACTGTGGCAAGTAAGCCGGGTCTCTACGCTAACATTAACGCTAAAAAGGCCCGGATTGCGGCCGGATCAGGCGAAAAGATGCGCAAGCCGGGGGCTAAGGGCGCTCCGACTGCCAAGGCGTTCAGAGAGTCGGCCAAGACGGCGAAGAAGGGCAAGTGACATGCCTTTGGTAAAGTCTGCCTCCAAAGAGGCGTTCCGCAAGAACGTCAAGACTGAAATGGCCCACGGCAAGCCGGCGAAGCAGGCGGTCGCCATCGCCTACAGCACCAAACGCGCTGCGTCGAAGGCGTCTTCTGGCAGCAAGAAGGGTAAGTAATGGCTAAGGACCGCAAGGAACTGCTTGACACCATGCGGTCGCGGTTCTCGCTGGCTATCGCTGCGTATTCGGATACCCGCGAAGACGAGCTGGACGACTTGCGGTTCATGGCGGGCTCGCCGGACAATAACTGGCAGTGGCCCGCCGACGTGCTGGCGACGCGCGGGTCGGTGCAGGGGCAGACAATCAACGCCCGGCCGTGTTTGACCATTAACAAGCTGCCGCAGCACGTCCGTCAGGTGACGAACGAGCAGCGGCAAAACAGGCCGACCGGCAAGGTGATCCCGGCTGACGACCGCGCGGACGTGCGGGTCGCCGAGATCTTCGACGGCATGGTCCGGCACATTCAGTACATCTCGGACGCCGACGTCGCCTACGACACCGCCTGCGATAACCAGGTGACGTATGGTGAGGGGTACATCCGCGTCCTGACGGAGTACGTCCGCGACGACAGCTTCGATCAGGACATCAAGATCGGGCGCATCCGCAACTCGTTTTCGGTCTATATGGACCCGACGATCCAAGATCCGTGCGGCGCGGACGCCAAATGGTGCTTTATCACTGAAGACGTCACCAAAGACGAGTACGAGCGGCTTTTCCCCGACGCCATGCCGATCTCGTCCATCCAGACGCAGGGCGTAGGCGACGCCTCGCTGTCGCAGTGGCTGGCCGAGGACACGGTGCGGATCGCGGAGTACTTCTTTTACGAGTACTCCCCCGCGACGCTCAATCTGTACCCCGGCAACGTCACAGCGTTCGATAAGACGCCGCAGGACGCCGCGCTCAAGCAGATGTTCGGCAAGCCCCTGCGCAGCCGGCAGGCTGACCGCCGCAAGGTCAAGTGGGTCAAGACCAACGGCTACGAGGTGCTGGAAGAGCGCGATTGGGCGGGCAAGTGGATACCCGTCGTGCGCGTCGTTGGCAACGAGTGGGAAGTTGACGGGCAGATGCACGTCTCCGGCCTTGTGCGCAACGCCAAAGACGCCCAGCGCATGTACAACTATTGGGTTAGCCAAGAAGCTGAAATGCTGGCTCTGGCCCCCAAAGCACCCTTTATTGGCTATGGCGGCCAGTTTGAAGGGTACGAGATGCAATGGAAGACGGCCAACACGAACAATTGGCCGTACCTTGAGGTTAACCCCGATGTGTCTGACGGGCTTGGTAACCCGCTTCCGTTGCCGCAGCGCGCGGCTCCTCCGCTGGCTCAGACTGGCCTCATTCAGGCCAAAATGGGGGCGTCTGACGACATCAAGGCAACCACGGGTCAGTACGACTCTAGTCTTGGCGCGACCTCTAACGAGCGCTCCGGCAGAGCCATTTTGGCTCGCGAGCGGCAGGGGGATACGGGTACATACCACTACGTTGACAACCTTGCCCGCGCAGTCCGGCACGTCACGCGGCAACTGATCGACCTCATCCCTAAGATTTACGATACCGAGCGCATCGCGCGCATCATCGGCCTCGACGGCAACGTCGATATGGTCAAGATCAACCCGATGCAGCCCGAGCCGGTCAAGGAACTCCGCGACCAGAACGGCATTGTGATCGAGAAGATCTACAACCCCTCGGTCGGCGTCTACGACGTCATGGTCACGACCGGCCCTGGCTACATGACTAAGCGGCAGGAAGCGCTGGACGCCATGTCCATGCTGCTTCAGTCCAACCCGCAGCTCTGGAGCGTCGCGGGCGACCTGTTCATTAAGAACATGGATTGGCCGGGCGCGCAGGAAATGGCGGCGCGGTTCGCCAAGATCATCGACCCGAAGGTTATGGATGGCGAGGATCAATCGCCTGAGATGCAGGCCGCCAAGATGCAGCTTGACATGCTGACGCAGGAGCTAAATCAGGTCGTCGGCATGTTGCAGCGCGTTGAGCAGTCGATGGAGGCTCAGGAGCTTCAGATCAAGGCTTACGAGGCTGAAACCAAGCGTATTTCGGCTGTGCAGGCCGGCATGACGCCCGAGCAGATCCAAGAAATTGTTATGGGGACTATCGCTGCGGCGGTGGACACTGGCGATCTGGTGCCTGGTAACGCGCCGATGCGTGAAGAGTTGCCGATGATGGCTGAAGCGCCGATGATGGCTGAAGGAACTCCTCAATGAGCTGCGAAAAGTTCATCGGCACCTTGTTTTTAGCCCGCGATGTGGCGCACAGCGTTCACCTCAACACGCGGTCGTTTGCCAAGCACAGCGCGCTGAACACGTTCTACGACGAGATTGTCGATCTGGCTGATAAGTTTGCGGAAGCCTATCAGGGCAAGTATGGCCTGATCGGGCCGATTGCCCTCATGTCGGCCAAAAAGACCAATAACATCGTCGAGTTTCTTGAAGATCAGGTCGAGGAGCTGATGAAAATGCGCTATGATGTTGTCGAAAAAGAGTGTACGCCGCTCCAGAACATCATCGATGAGATTTTGGGGCTGTACTACTCGACGCTCTACAAACTCAAATTCTTGGCGTAAAGGCGAACCATGACAGTCAGACTCTCGTATTTCGCTGGAGCCGGGTGGCAATTTTTCGACGACAACGGCGTCATATTGTCTGGCGGCAAGCTGTTCACGTATGCCGCAGGCACAACCACGCCAGCGACCACCTACACCAGTTCCACTGGCACTACGCCGCACGCAAACCCGATAATCTTGAACGCGGCTGGCCGCGTTGCGGAAGAGATATGGCTGACCTCAGGGTCGTCGTATAAGTTTGTGGTTAGAACGTCTACCGATGTCCTGATCGGAACTTACGATAACATTCAGGGCATTAACGACATAACCATACAAGACATCATTATTTCAGGGTTGACGGCGAGCGACGTTGCCTACGTTCCGCAGGGCGACAATCCCGCGTCTCCTGTAACGGTTGCCGACGTACTTAACACGTATGTTAACGTGGCTCAATACGACACGACCACGGACGCCGCTATCGCCGCGTACGAAAACAACGCTCAGATGCACATCCAAGAGGGTGACATCGTAAAGTTGCCGTGCAATCCCACGACCGGCGACGATTTTCAGGCGATGTGCAAGTGGGCGGCCGCAAATCACTACAGATCTGAGCCTCAGCTTTCAATTGACGGCAATACGGCTTCAACGGCATTGTACGTTGAGGTTGCGGATGGCTTTCATCAGGTAGAAACTTTCGTTGATATTTCCGAATACCGCGTCTTGGATGTCCGAGGCACTGCTGCGCCCGATTTTCTGACCATTACGGGCGCTACGTTCGCCAATATTGGCACGGACACGCGCGCGGGCACGTTGTACTCGGCCACCATTAGCGTGTCCTCGGCTATCCCGGCTCGCGTTGTGCCGGGGTTTGCCGTTGGAGGTCAGAACGTACAGGGTGATGGCGGCGCTGACTGCTTGAATGGCGGTTTTCTTGTTGACTCCGTAGCCGGCGACCGGCTGTCTTTGGTGGTTAAGTTCAGAAGTTTTGGTGTTGCGCCAACCGCCTTCACTACGCCTGACAACACCGTCACTCTTGGGCTCACCCCTAATCAGTTGGTCATTCCCAAGGCGACGATTTACGCCAAGTCTACTGGCTGGGGCACTGGTGCGGCCCGCGAGGGTTTTCTTAATGCTTGGTCCGGCGGTAAAATTCGCCTGACAAACATCGGCATTTCATATGATGGCGTAACGGACGCGCACGACCTTATCTCGGTAAACGGCACTTCTTCGTCCGTTCGCCTTGAAGATAGGGTTGTTTTGGCGGGCGCAGGCGCGTTCGTTACCCGCATAGCTTACGACGGCTCTCTGTACGCCAACCGGTCGTTTATCGGCGGCGGCGTGCTTGCTAGGTCGGGCGTGTACCTGCAAGGCGGCGTTGTTGATCTCGTCCGCACTATGGTCAACTCTTCCTACGAAGGTGTTGCTCTTGCCGGGCCAAGCTCAAACATCTTTACTACCCAGTGCATTTTCAACAACGCATCGCAGGGCCTCAGAACCACATATCCTAACGCAAGCATTAACTTTATTACGTCGCGTCTTTCGCGCTGCACTACTGCGTTACAGCCTGATAAGGGCTCTATCAACCTAGATAGCGCATCAAGCGTTACCTACTGCACTACGCCAGCCACGTTGAACGGCGGGTTTCTTTACGGCAACCCAATCGTACGCGACAACACGAACCTTGTCCCGGCTTCACTTCAGGTAGATGACGACGGAAGCGTTTTCTACAACGTAGCTGGGCGTCCAAAAGACCCCACGTTTCAGAACATACTGGTCGCAACCAAAATTTTTACGACCGCCGATTTAGGTACTATTCCGGCCAACAGCGCGCTGGATCTAGCGTCCACGGCAACGGCCACGTCAACATCGTACTACTGGCTAAACGCTAACGATGACGTTTCGGTTGCTCGTAGCGGCCTTACCTTAGTCCAATCTGGTTTGATCTTTGAGGCGTTTGTCACCACGGCGTCCACGCAAGGCACGTACTACTGTGACGGCACTACCACCGTTACGGTCTATATGACTAACACGTTCGTTCCGGGCGATTCCGTAACGCTTGATTTCAAAAACGATGTCGGCGCAGCGCCGGCAACAGGGACGTATACTGTTGTGACCGCAACGGCATCTCAGTTTACGTTTACCAACGGGAGCGCCATCACGGGGCAGGGACGGGCGTCGCGCGACAACGGCGTCATAACGACCCGAATCAACAACATAACGGCAGCTTCGTTTACGCCCGTGGCCACTACGGTTAGGTTTGCGGTTATGCGCGTGGCTAATCCGTAAACGAACTGGACTGAGGATTAGACGATGGCAGCACGTTTTTGGGTTGGGGGCAGCGGCACTTGGGACGTTAGCAGTACCGCTAACTGGGCGGCTACTTCTGGCGGAGCCTCTGGCGCTTCGGCGCCTACCACAGCAGACACTGCAACTTTCGACTCTAACTCTGGGACGGGAACCTGCGTTACCGCTGCGGGATCTACATGCCTTAGCTGCACCCTTAACACTGCGAATGTTGTTTTGCAGTTGGGAGCTAACCATACGCAGACCGGTAGCTTTATTCTGACGCAAGGCTCGCTAGACCTTAACAATTTTACGCTAAGCTCAACGACATTCTCTTCATCCAATACCAATACGCGAAGCGTCAATTTTGGTTCTAGCGGCCAGATTACGTTGACTGCCACTAGCGGCACTCTGTGGACAACATCTAGCAGCACGAACTTTACCTCTACCGGAACCAACAAGGTAGTTGTCGCGCCGAACGGCGGCGCAGGCACGCGCACTTTTAATCCGGGCGCAGCTACGTTAGAGTCTCAAACCATATCGCTAAATGTTACTGGCGGCTCAGACACCGTGTCTGTTCAGAACCGGTATCTGTCGCTAAACTTTACAGGTTTTACCGGAACGGTGTCAGGTGCTCGCACCATATATAACGACTTTACCTTGCAGTCCGGCATAACTCATAGCGGCAACGTGACGTTTCCGGGGTCCACTAACCCCTCAACGATTACGACCGCTGGCGTTGTCCTTAACTCCACCTTTACTTTCGACGGCGCGGCTAAAACGTGGCAGTTTGCTGACGCCGCCGACTTTGGCACGGGCGGCATCGTCTTTACCCAAGGGACGCTGAAGTTAAGGGCTGGAGCCACAACGACCGTAACGACGTTCTCATCTTCCGGGGCTACGCCGCGGCAGCTTCAGTCCACATCGGCGGGTACTCAAGCTGCTCTTTCCCAATCTAGCGGTTCGGTTTCTGTGGCCAATATGACCATTAAGGACATAAACGCCACGGGAGGCGCTACCTGGCTCGCGTACACGACTGACGGCAATGTTGACGACGGCAATAACACCGGGTGGGTCTTCTCTGCGCCGGTAGTTCTTGACACATCGTCTCCAATATCTTTACGCTCCTTTACGCAACGGCAGAGATTTTGACCATGAGCATGAACCTCAAAGCAGTCACAACGTGCTTGGGATACCAGCAGATTTCGGATCTGAGCTCCGCAGTCGGCCTGACGCTTCCCACGAGGACCCCCACTGGTTCTTTTCAGCAGCCTACGTTTGCGCTCATCATCGCTGAAACGCAGGGCGTTCGGTGGCGCGACGATGGCGTAGCGCCTACAGCGTCGGAAGGTATGCCTTTGGCTGCCGGTACGGTGCTTCAGTACGACGGCGATCTCACAAAAATTAGGTTTATCCAGCAGACTGCTAGCGCCAAGCTAAACATCAGCTATTATTGCTGATATTGCGGTCTAGGTGTATAAACCTACCTACTATCTGTACTGGTGCAGAACACCAGGGGCTCTAAGGGGCTACAAATGAACGATAACGGATTAGCGGACAACACCCCCGCGCCGGAACTGGAAGCTACGGCAGCTCCCGTTTCTGAAGTTGCTACGCCGGAAGGACAGCCGACTGAAACGCCCAAGACTTTCTCTCAGGAGGAGCTTGACGCGATTGTCGGGAAGCGCCTTGCAAGAGAACAGCGTAAGTGGGAACGTGAGCAAGCTCAACGTCTTGCGGAGCTGGAGGCCAAGAAAGCGCCCCCGCCTCCAATGCCAGCCGTTGACGATTTCGACAGCGCAGCGACTTATGCCGAAGCGCTGGCGGAGCGAAAAGCTCAGGAGCTTATTGCCCAGCGGGAAGCCGCAAAGCAGCAGGCTCAGTTTCTTGAGGCCTATCACGAACGTGAAGAGGACGCGCGGACCAAGTACGACGACTTTGAACAGGTCGCCTACAACCCGCAGCTTCCCGTCACTGACGTGATGGCGCAGTCGATCCAAGCGTCCGATGTTGGCCCTGATGTCATTTATTGGCTCGGGTCTAATCCAAAAGAGGCCGCTCGTATCGCCACTTTGCCTTCTATCTTGCAGGCCAAAGAGATCGGGAAGATTGAGGCGAAAATCGCCGCAAATCCACCGGTCAAGAAGACTTCAACTGCTCCGGCCCCTATTGCGCCCGTTGCCGCTCGCGTTAACACCGGTTCGCCGGCTTACGACACCACCGACCCCCGCTCCATCAAAACGATGAGCACGTCGGACTGGATCGAAGCAGAGCGTCAGCGTCAAATTAGGAAGCTGGAAGCTCAACGTCGATAAAGGTGTAACAAATGTCTAACTCGCTTCTTACTATTGACATGATCACGCGCAAGGCTCTCGAAATCCTCGAGAACAACCTTGTGCTGACCCGCACCGTGAACCGTCAGTACGACGACAGCTTCGCGGTTGAGGGAGCCAAGATCGGCTCCACCCTGCGCATCCGTCTGCCCGACCGCGCTCTGGTCACGGACGGTGCTGCGCTTCAGGTGCAGGACGACAACGAGCAGTTCACCACGCTCTCTGTCTCCAGCCAGAAGCACATCGGCGTCAACTTCACGAGCGCCGAGCTTACCCTTCAGCTCGACGACTTCGCTGAGCGCGTGCTGAAGCCTCGTATCTCGCAGCTCGCCTCGTCCATCGACGCGGACGTCGCCAACTCGTTCAAGTCGATCTACAACTCGGTCGGCACGCCCGGCACGACGCCGGCGACTTCGCTGGTCCTTCTCCAGGCGCAGCAGAAGCTGAACGAGAGCGCTGCCGTCATGTCTCCGCGCTATGCGACGGTTAACCCCGCTGCTAACGCCGCCCTCGTGGAAGGCATGAAGGGCCTCTTCAACCCGACCGACACTATCAGCCGCCAGTTCAAGAACGGCCTGATGGGAATGGGAGTGCTGGGCTATGAAGAGGTCAGCATGTCGCAGTCGATCAAGCAGTTCTCGACCGGCACGTTCTCCCGTACCGCGTCCACGACTGTTGGAACCACTGTCTCTGCTCAGGGTGCGACGACCATCGTCCTGTCTCAGGGCTCCGCCACGACGACCCTCAAGGTCGGCGACGTGTTCACCATCGGCAGCGTGTTTGCGGTCAACCCGCAGACCCGTGAGTCCACCGGCTCGCTCCAGCAGTTCGTGGTTACGGAAGACACCGCTGGCGTTGCTGGCACGTTCACCGTCAAGGTCAGCCCGGCGATCTACACCGCCTCGCACGCCCTTGCCACCGTGGACAGCTTCCCGCAGTCCGGCGCGACCGTTACGTTCCTCGGATCTGCCTCGACGCAGTATCCGCAGAACCTTGTCTACCACAAGGACGCGATCACCTTCGCCACCGCCGACCTGCTTCTCCCGCAGGGCGTCGATATGGCGTCGCGTCAGGTCCACAACGGCATCTCGCTGCGTGTCGTGCGCCAGTACGACATCAACAATGACCGTATGCCCTGCCGTATTGACGTCCTCTACGGCTACGGCGTGATCCGCCCGCAGATGGCTTGCCGTCTCTGGGGCTAAAGCGTCTCCGCCCCCGGCTGCGGCCGGGGGCCCATCTCATTCAGAAGGAACACCACAATGGCTCTTCCCAATGGCGCTGGCGGCTATCAGCTTGGCGACGGTAACCTCGGCGAAATCAGCTTTTACAACACTGATACCCCGGCGGCTCTTACCGGCGCATCCGTGACGATTACCGCGGCCAATCTGGCTACGGGTGTCTGCACGATGGACTCGGGCGGCACGGACGCGGGAACATACGTGTTTCCGACGGGCGCGTTGATTGACGCGGCTTTCCCCAGCTTGAAGGTCGGTTCGACTTTTGACTGCGCGTTCATCAACATTGGCGACAATGCCGCCAATGACGTGACGTTCACTGCTGGCACGGGCAACACCCTTGTCGGCAACGACACCATTCAGGACGCGCTGACCAAGACCAACAACACGTCGGGCACGTTCCGGTTTCGCAAGACCGGCGACGCGGCGTACACGATTTACCGCGTGGCGTAAGTTACGGTGGGCGGCTTTCGGGCCGCCCCCCTTTCTATTGGGTGATTTATGATTTATCTTCGCCATTCCGTTCACGGCACAAAGGTCGCAACCATGGAGATGGAGGCGGTCTACGACGAAGAACACGGATGGGTACGCTTTGACCCCGAGACGCCCTCGGACCCTGCGGCGGCAGACGTTAACGGTCTGGTTTCACGACGCCGTGGGCGACCGCCCCGTCAGCAGCAGGAACAAGTAACCGATGACGACAGCGGGCGATCAAATTAACGGCGCACTGCGTCTTTTAGGGGTTCTGGCCGAGGGTGAAACGCCCTCTGCGGAAACGTCTCAGGACGCGCTGGTCGCACTCAATCAGATGATCGACAGTTGGAATACCGAGCGCTTGTCGGTGTATTCCACCGTGGACCAGATTATCACTTGGCCGGCTTTTCAGCGTTACCGAACGCTTGGGCCAACGGGTAACCTTGTCTCGCCAACGCCCGGCTATACGCCCGTGCGCCCAATTCTGGTTGAGGACAGCACCTACTTCCGCGATCCGTCAACTGGCGTGTCGTATGGGATTAAGCTCATCAATCAGCAGCAATACAACGGCATTGCCGTTAAAACGGTGACGAGCACCTATCCGCAGGTCATGTTTGTCAACATGACGTACCCGGATATTGAGCTGTACGTCTATCCGGTGCCGTTCCGTGAGCTGGAGTTCCACTTCATCTCCGTTCAAGAGCTAACCCAACCGGCGACCCTTGCGACCACGCTGGCGTTCCCGCCCGGCTACTTACGGGCGTTTAGGTATAGCTTAGCGTGTGAAATGGCTCCCGAGTTCGGCGTTGAGCCGTCGCCGCAGGTGCTGCGCGTTGCGATGACCTCTAAGCGCAATCTCAAGCGCATCAACAACCCGGACGACGTGATGGCGCTCCCCTACAGCATCGTCGGTACGCGGCAGCGATACAATATCTACGCCGGAAACTTCTAGCGTTTTCACTAACGTAAGGATGCCCGTAGCGTGCCAAACCTAAAAACGCCCATCTTGGGCAGCGCGTATGTCGCTCGGTCAGTTAACGCCGCCGACAATCAGTGCATTAACTTGTTCCCCGAGATTGTACCTGAGGGTGGCAAAGAGCCCGCTTTTCTTCAGCGCGCGCCAGGGCTTGTCCGTCTCGCGACGTTGGGTGCCGGGCCTATACGCGGCCTGTGGCAGTTTGGCAGCTATGGATACGCGGTTTCGGGGAATACGCTCTACCGTATCGACAGCAATTGGTCCGCCACCGCTAAGGGAACCGTCGCCGGTACGGGGCCTGTCAGCATGTCGGATAACGGTACTCAGCTATTCGTGGCGGCTAACCCTAACGGGTATATCTATAACGTCGATACGGACGTATTCGCGCAAATCACTGACGTAGACTTTCCGGGTGCTGTGACTGTTGGGTTCATAGACGGGTATTTCGTGTTTAATGAGCCAAACAGCCAACGTATCTGGGTTACTCAGCTTCTTGATGGAACCAGCATAGATCCGCTAGATTTCGCCAGCGCCGAAGGAAGCCCTGACGGCGTGGTATCGGTGTTTGTAGACCATCGCGAAGTCTGGGTGTTCGGCACAACGTCCACCGAAGTCTGGTACAACGCAGGGCTCACCGACTTTCCTCTGACGCGCATACAAGGCGCGTTCACCGAAATTGGCTGCGCGGCTTCGTACTCCGTCGCTAAGATGAACAACCAGACGTATTGGCTTGGCCGCGACGCACGCGGGCACGGCATCGTGTACCGCGCCGAAGGCTACATCGGAAAACGCATCTCAACGCACGCGATTGAGTGGCAAATTCAACAGTATGGCGACCTATCCAGCGCCGTAGGCTACGCTTACCAGCAGGACGGGCACAGCTTCTATGTGCTGAATTTTCCGTCAGCTAACGCCACTTGGGTGTTTGACGCCGCGACCGACGCATGGCACGAGCGCGCGGGGCTTAACGACGGCGCTTTTGTCCGGCATAGAGCAAACTCCCAGATGTTCTTTGCCGACAAGGTGGTTGTCGGAGACTACCAAAACGGAAAAATCTACCGCTTTGACCCCGACGTATTTACGGATGACGGCCAGCCCCAAAAGTGGCTGCGGTCTTGGCGAGCGCTCCCGACCGGAGCCAACACGCTTTCGCGTACTGTCCAGCACTCCATTCAGCTTGACTGCGAAACGGGCGTCGGTCTCAACCTCGGGCAAGGCCAAGACCCGCAAGTCATGTTGCGGTGGTCGGATGACGCTGGTCATACGTGGTCTAACGAACACTGGAAATCTATGGGCCAGATCGGTCGGTATGGGAACCGCACCATTTGGCGGCGTCTTGGGACGACGCTGAAAATTCGCGACCGCGTTTACGAAGTGTCCGGCACAGATCCTGTACGGATTTACATCATGGGCGCGCAGCTTATCCTAGACGGAACTAAATCGTAATGGTTCAGGCTGCGCTAAACCCCACCTCTTTGACGCCGCCTAGAGTGGCGTTTCTTGACCCGCAAACGGGCGCCATCAGCCGTGAGTGGTATCGGTTCTTCTTGTCTCTGCTGACTGCCACTGAAGACAACCAAAACATTTTGGACCTGAGCGCAAACGAAACATTTTTGCTAAGTTCCTTTACCGAATCGTTTCTGAAGTTTGAGCAGGCTGCGCAATCTACGCCGCCAGACCAGACGGCGGAACTTGCGGCGCAGACCGGCCAAGTATCTTTTGCGGCTGAGACCAAACCCCCTACCCCGACGCTGAGCGACGTCGCGGAGCTGCGGCAGCAGATCCAGGCGCTTGCGCTGACGCCGCCGCCGCGCGAGTTTACTGCGCCGCGCTACGGGTCTTTTTACGATACTACCGACCAGACGGCGGCGGCAATAAACACCGCGTACGCCATGACTTTTAACTCCACGGATCTGTCTTTTGGCGTCACCGTAGGCACGCCGACGTCGCGCATCTACGTAGACCGTACCAGCCTCTACAACATTCAGTTCTCAGCGCAGCTTATTAATGCGGCGGGCGTTGCGCACAACACCTGGATCTGGCTGCGTAAAAACGGCACAAACTTAGCCAACACTACGACCGTCCTTCACGTCGAAGGAAACAACACCGAGGCTGTCGCCGCATGGAATTTTCTGCTACAGATGAACGCAGGTGATTATTTTGAGCTTATGTGGGAGGTTTCTGACACCTCCCTGTCGCTCTATCATGACGTAGCCACGGCGGTGCATCCGGCCATCCCATCCGTCATCCTGACGGTTACAGACAACATAAGTCAGCGCGAGGTTTAGCATGGCCGTCACAGTCGGTAATATCATCCCCGGTAAGGTGATCGAAGCCACGCAGGTTACGCAGTACACGTCTGCGGGCGTCCAGACGATCATCGACAAGTTTACGGCGACCAACTACAGCGCCGCGGCGGCGACGATCAGCGTCAACTTGGTTGCGGCGGGCGGGTCTGCTGGTAACGACAATCTGGTCGTTAAGACGAAGACGCTTCAGCCCGCTGAGACGTACACGTTCCCTGAGATCGTCGGGCACATTCTGCCTGTGGGCGGATTTATCTCGACGATTGCGAGCGCGGCGACGTCCATCAACATACGTGCGTCTGGCCGACTGGTGAGCTAATGACGGACTTGTCGCGCGTTACAGTTCGCTCCGCTACGGCCGCCGACTTGCCGCAGTATCGAACCGTCGCGCGCGAGTTCGTTGCAGCGCTCCCAATCACGCCCATCGTTGGCGTTAGCGATGAAGGCATCGACAATTTCCTTGCCCGCGCCATCGACAACCCGGACGTAGGGGTGTGGTTGGCCGAACGTGACGGCGACATCATCGGTATCTGCGGGGCGTTGGTTTACCCCATATACTTCAATCCGCAGCACACTATAGCTCAAGAGCTATGGTGGTGGCTGACCCCCGCAGCGCGCGGCGGTCCAGCGGCCAAGAAGCTGCTGCGCACGATTGAGGATTGGGCGGCGGAAAAAGGCGCGTCTGCGCTGTCAATGATTGCGCTTGACAATCAGAATGGCGAGCGCGTTGGTAACTTCTATCTTCGATCCGGGTTTGCGCCCATGGAGCGCACTTACGTTAGAGAGGTGCCGTAATGGCTATCGGAACAGCCGCCGCAATTCTCGGCGCAGGCGCTCTTGGCGCTGCGGGCTCCGCGTTTGCCGCAAGCAAGGCGTCTAAGGCTCAGCAGCGCGCCGCTCAGCAGGGCATCGACGCGCAGCAGCGCATGTTCGACCGTCAGGTTGAGCTTCAGGAACCGTTTCGTCAAGCCGGTATCACCTCGCAAAACCAGCTCCTGACGTTGCTGGGTTTGCCTGGCGGCGCTGCTGGCTCGGCTGAGTACGGATCGCTCACACGACCCTTTGGTATGGATCAGTTTCAGGCCGACCCCGGCTACGGTTTTCGCATGTCGGAAGGCATGAAGGCGCTGGAACGGTCCGCAGCCGCGCGTGGCGGCCTGCTGTCGGGCTCGACGCTGAAGGGCGTTAGCCGTTTCGGGCAGGACTTGGCGTCTCAGGAATACCAGAACGCGTTCAACCGCTACCAGATTGAGCGTCAGGCTCGCCTTAACCCGTTGCAGAGCCTTATGGGCGCGGGCCAGTCGTCCACCAATACACTGACTGGCGCGGCCGGGCAGCTCGGACAAGGGTTGGCGCAGGGTTACGGAAACCTCGGGCAGGCGCGCGCGTCGTCCTACGTCGGTATGGGCAACGCATTGACCGGCGCGCTGGGGCAGGGGGTTAACAGCTACATGGGTATGCAGTATCTTAACGCTATGAACCCGGCTGCGTCGGCTTCTGCGACGCCGTACGCTTACGGCGCTGGCGGCTACACGGGCATGGGTCCGTTTATCGGGGGGTGATTTACCATGGTTGATTACTCTCTCGCCGCGCAGGTTCGCCCGCCGCAGTTTGCGGACCCGATGCAGATGTTTGCGCAGATGCAGCAGTTGCAGACCAATCGGTTGGCTGCACAGCGGTTACAACAGAACATTGCGTCCGAAAACGAACTTCGCAACCTGTTTCGCGGTGGTCAGTTCAATTTAGAGTCCCCCGAGCTGGCGGCGCGTATCGGCGCGGTCGATCCCGACATGGCGTTTAAGGTGCTTCAGGCGCAGCGGCAGGCCGCACTAACGAAGCGTCAGACAGACGTTGCAGAGCGGCAGGTCGAAGAAAGCGTTCTTCGCATCGCCAAAGCCAATTCGGAACTCATTAGCGCGCAAGGCGCTACTTTTCGTGACGCGCTTGGTCGTGTGGACCTGTTTCCCGAAGATCAGCGCGCGGGCGTCTACAAGCAGCTTCACGACAGCTTGCCTCCCAGCATCCGTCGCCTATACCCCGCGCAGTACAGCCCCGATGTTGTGCGGCGCGGCATGATGACAACCGATCAGCTTATCGCGGGGGCTAGGGAAGCGCAGCCGAAGTATCAGGCGCTTCCGGGTGATGTTCCAGGTGAGTATGTGCCGGGGCAGGGCGTGCGCGTGCTGCCCGTGCTGCCGACGCCCAGCGGCGGTATTCCGGTCGGGCGCGGCGGGCTGCCACCTGAGCAGGCGGGCGTGCCGTCGTATCCGGTGTCGGCTGCACGGCAGGCGGCAATGGCTGCCGCTGGACAGCGGTTCGCGCCTGAACTGATGGGTGCGGGCGCTGCATCTAGCGCACCACCCTCTAACGCTATGGCTCAGCCTGCAACCGGCTTTGATCTGGCTCAGCGGGCGCGGGATCAGGCTATTCAACAAGAGCGCGAAAAAGAGCTTGTTCGGGCACGGGTGCGGTCAGAAGTGGCGCGCGAAGAAGGCTTGCCTAAAGCACAGTCGGGTTTTGTTGCGGCTGCTGAAGCGTTAGATACCCAGTTGCGTACAATTGATGACCTTTCATCGCGCGGTCTTGGCCTTTACACATCGACCGGCGCTATCTTTGGTCGCACGCCCAGCATACTGCCGGGCGACCCATTTGGAGCGGCGGGCGCGCAAGCGTTGATAAATCAACTTAAAGCTAAGTCCGGCTTGACGGCATTGACGGACCTAAAACAAGCTGGCGGAACGCTTGGGCAAGTTTCCAACGAAGAAGGCCGCCGGCTGGAAAACAGTGTCGCGGCGCTCGACCAAGCGCAAAGCACGGAAGATTTTAGAAAACAATTACAATTGCTGCGAAACGACGTCGCTCGCGCGCGGCAGCGTTTGGGGCAGGCTTTTGAACGTGAGTATGGAATGGCTCCCCCAGAAACGGCTTCAGTTGCGTCTACTAACGTAACGCGCACAGGCCCCACAAATGTTACTGTTCGGCAAAAAGATGGCCGCCTTGTCCCCATGGTGTTTCCGACCAAAGAAGCCGCCGACGCCTTCTTGAAGAAAGCGGGTCAGTGATGGATTACGAAGCTCTCGCCAAACAGTTTGGTGGCGTGGTTGTTTCCGCGCCAACACAGGGCGACGTCGATTACGCGGCGCTGGCGAAGGAGTTTGGCGGTACGGAAGACATACCGCTCTACGAAGTGCCGGGGCGGGCGCTTGCCAGCGCTCCCGCCAGTGCCGCCAAGTTTGCGGGCGACATCTACACCGCCGTCACCAGCCCCGTTCAGACCGTCACCGGTTTGGCCGATCTTGCGGCGGGTGGTCTGCGGGCGGGGGCGAAAGCCGTTCTGCCAGCGCAGGTGTTCCAGTTCATCGACCAGATCGACAACCCCGAAACGACAAAGCGCATCAGCGACGTCGCCAACGCGGTTGGCGGTCAGTTGGCGCAGGACTACGGCAGTTACGAAGGCATCAAGCGAAAAATCGCTACTGATCCAGTAGCGTTCGTTGCTGACGCCTCTACCTTGCTGACCGGCGGCGCGCTGGCGACGGCGCGCGTTGCGCCCGGCGTCTCCAACGTCTTGGCGCGCGGTGCGGCGGCGACCGACCCGTTGTTGCAGACGGCGAGGCTGGGCGTGGGCGGCGTCAACGCGCTGCGGTCGGCGGCGGCGAACGTCCCCAACCCGCGCGCGATGATTAATACCGCTTTGCGGCCGTATGTGGACCCCGACGCGGCGGCCGTCAACCGTTTCATACAGTCGGTGGAAGACCCGGCTGCGGCGGCGGCGGGTTTGCGCGCAACGCAGAACGCCTTCGTGACGCCCGGCGCACCCAGCCTGACCGCTGCGGAGCGTCTCGTTGAGGCGGGCGTGCCCAGCCTCGGCGCGGCGTCGCTGGAGCAGGGCCTCGTGGCGTCCTCGCCGCAGGTAGCGCAGCAGATGCGCGCTCGCGAGTTGGGCCAGCAGTCGGCTATCCAGCAGCAGTTGGCGCGCGTCGAGCAGCAGATCCAGACGCAGGCGGCGTCGCTCGCCCCCGCCGATCTGTCGCAGTTGCGCACCGTGCGCGACAGCCTGCTGCGCGAGTTGGCCGATGAGCGTCTCGCGCTGGCTAACACGGCGCAGGGTGTCGCTCAGCCGCTGCCGACCGTCAGCCAGCAGCAAATGGGCGCAGCGATCCAGCAGCGCGGCGCGCAGACGGCCGAGGATTTTAAAAAAGAAGTCGTTCAGCCAGCGTTTCGCGCGGCGTTTGACGCTGACGCGCCGACACCTAGCATCGATCTGTCGCGGCCGCTGGGCAGCGCCGAGCGTCTGCTGGACGACATCGGCGCAACTATAGACCCCAGCACCGTTTCGCCCGTAGTGCGCAACCTGCTGAGAATTGGGCCTTACGAGCCGACGCGCGGTATCGCTCCAGTCGTGTCTTTGGAAGATTTCCAATCCATCCAATCGGCGCTTAAGGCGCAGCAGCGCGCGGCTGCGAAGGTTGATCCGCAGCGGTCTGGCGCGCTCAAGAACGTCATTGGGCAAATGAAGGAGGCCCTTAAGACGTCCGGGGTTCCGGCCGAAGCGCGCAAGCTCTACGACAACGCCCTGCGTCTGGTTCGTGAAGAGCAGGTGCCGCGCTTCCGCACCGGCGAAACCGGGCGCATGTTGAGCACGACGCGGTTCAACATGCCGGGTACGCTGCCAAGCCGGCAGGTCGAAGCGTTCCTTAAGACCGAGGACGCTGCATCGCAGTTCGTCCGCACGTTTGAGAGCGACCCCAAAGCCTTGCAGTCGATGCAGCAGGGCGTCCTTGATCTGTACCGCCGCAACATCGTGGACCCGACGACGCGCGCTGTCGATCCCAAAGCGGCCGCTAAGTTTGAGGCCGACTACGGTCGCCAGCTTGACACGCTGGAGGCCGCTGGCCTCAACGTGCGCGAGACTATGGGTATGGTGCAGCGCGACGCGGCTGCGGTCCAGCGCGGGCTGGAGACGCTGGCGTCCGAAGCCAAAAAGTTCCGTCGCACGCCAGACGCTGCGGCTGTCGTCGATTTGGCTCTCAAGTCCCCGATGGACATGCGCTTTGTGCGCGACCGTCTGACGCCGACCGCGAGAGAGGCGCTGTCGGGCGAACTCGTTAACCGCGCCACGACGCTGATTGAGCAGGGAGATGCCGCTGGCGCGCTGTCCTACTTGACCAAGAACGAGCGCGCGCTAAAGGTCGGGCTTGGTAAGGAAGGTGCAAAGACCTACCGTGATCTGCGCGAGCTGGCCGACCTCCAGAAACAGTTTCTGGACGTGACGGCGCGCGCGCCCAAGACCGACGCTCTTACGCCGGTCACGCTGTCCAAGCAGTTCACTCCGGCTGAGTTGACCGACCTTCAAGTCGTGGCGAAGGACATCGCGCGGACGCGCGGCGTTGAGGAGCTGGGCGCGCCGAAAGACAAGGGCGCGGGCAAGATCGCGTCCGAGGCGGCGCTGGAGGCTGGCGCATCGCCCAGTCGTATACCGGGGCTTTTCATGCCCATCATTACCGCGAGTAAGAGCGCGCTGAAGAGCATTCTTGACATTCAGGACCGCCGGGTGGCCGCCGCGCTGTTCGATAGAATGGTTAAAGATCCCGACTCCTTGATCCCGATCTTGGAAGAAGCCGCTCGCGTTAAGGCGGCGGCGACGCCTCGGCAGCAGCCTCGGCCGCTCACCATTCCGGGAGGCGTGGCGGGCGCGGCGCGCGCCGGAACCGTTGCGGGAGCCGCCCAGTCGAATATGATGTCTTCACAAGAAAACCGTAACGCTATGGTGCGCTAATCATGGATCATCAGTCGCTTATCAACATCGGTGGCGGTCTCATCCTTGCTGGTATTGGCTGGTGGGCGCGTGTCATATGGGACTCGGTGCAGAAGCTGAAGGAAGACCTGCACGAGATTGAGGTCGATCTGCCAAAGTCGTACGTCAGCAAGAGCGATCTCGACAAGCGGATGCAGCACATCGAGGACATGTTCCAGCGGATTTACGACAAACTGGACGGCAAGGCGGACAAGTCATGACGGACCGCAAGTCCACAAAGCACCTGGTGCTGCACTGCTCCGCAACACGACCGGCGATGGACGTGGGGGCGGCGGACATCCGCCGCTGGCACCAGGCGCAGGGGTGGCGGGACATCGGATACCACTACGTCATCAGGCGTAACGGCCGGGTCGAGAAGGGCCGGTCGGAGCAGAGCGTCGGCGCGCACGTCGCTCGCTACAATTCCGCCAGCCTTGGCATCTGCCTTGTGGGCGGCGTCAAGCAGAACGACTTCACCGTGCCAGAGGACAACTTCACGCCGGAGCAGTGGGCGGCACTGCGCGAGCTGCTGGCCGTCCTCGTGCGAAAGTATCCGAGCGCCAAGGTGATAGGCCACAGAGACTTCCCCGGCATCAACAAGGCGTGCCCGTCATTTGACGCGCGCGATTGGGCGCGCAAGAATGGCTTTCCCGTAGGAGAAGTGAAATGACCAAAGAGCAGATCGCAGGCGTCGTTCGCGCCGTCGTTGCCGCCGTAGGCGGCTACTTCGTTGGTAAGGGCGTCATTGATGGCGAGACCGTCGCGGCTATCAGTGGCGCGCTCGCCACGCTGGCGACGGCCGCTTGGTCGGTGTGGTCCAAGAAATGATCCACGTCTACTTCATGCTCGGCACGCTCGGGCTAGGGATTGCGGCGTTCGTCGCAATCATCTGGCTGGCCGAGCGCAAGGGCAAAGCGGAACTGAAGCAGGAGCAGCGCGATGACGAGATGCGCCGGCTACGCGACGCCGTTGAGGCTGACGTTCGCGCTCGTGAGCGCATTGCTCGTGGCGAGCTGCTCCAGAACGACGGGCACCGCCGAGACTAGCTGCCTCGTCTGGAAGCCGATCTCGTGGTCGTCCAAGGACACGCCCCAGACGATCACTGAGGTGAAAGCCAACAACGCCCGTCAGGCGGCGTGGTGCCGCTGATCGCCGCAAGAAGCTCCGCACGCTCGCGGGCGGCCCGCGTCCGGGTGTAGCGCTGGTGGAGGCGCACCAGCACGGTCGTGCGCTTAGGCCCGCGCAACTCGTCGTCGATCATCGCGATCAGTTGCGCCTCGTCCATGTCGCACACGGTGTCGTTGACTTGTTTCCAGCTAAGCACTTTTCAACTCCTCCAAGGCGATGTCCGACACGCTGCGCTTGTCGTGCAGCGCGGTCCAGATGCGTTCGTCAACTGTTTTATTGCAAAGCAGGACGTAACACCAGACATCTTGCGTCTGTCCTCCACGATGAAGACGCCCGACCGTCTGCTCGTACAGCTCCAGCGACCACGGCAGCGACAGGAAGATAATCTTGTTACCGTTTGGGTTGTATTGCAGGTTGAGCCCGTGGCCGGCCGACTTGGGGTGCAGCAGCAGCAGGCGGATCTTGCCGTCGTTCCAGCGCTTCACGGCGTCAGGGTCGTCGAGCGTCTGGGCGTAAGGGTATCGGCGGCGCAACTCGGCCAGCTCTTCCTTGAAGTTGTAGACGATCAGCGTATCCGCGCCCTGGTTGCCTTCTAGGATCTCCTCCAGCAGGTCGAACTTGTGGCTCGACAGCCAGTGCGCCGTCTGGGCGGTGTCGAACTTGCCCGGCCGGTCGGACGCCGTGCGCGCGGTGTCGTAAATGAATCCGGCCGCCAGTTGCTGCAACTTCATGGTGACGGCGGCGGCGGACGGCGCGGCGATCTCGGTCTTGCCCATCTCCAGCACGAACTTGCGCTTCATGTCGTTGTACGGGCGCAGGTCGTCCATGTCGCAGCGCATCTCGACCGTGTGCAGCGGAGGCAGCTTGTCGGCGTACTCGCCCGGCTCCAGCACGAACGTCGCCGGCTTGATGGCGGCCATGACCTGCCCCAGCGCGCCCCGGCGCGGGTGCCATTCGCCAAACTCGCGGTTGACCATGACGAAGTACTTCTGCATGAACGCGCCCTTGGCGCGGCCCAGCAGGTTCTGGTCGATTACCTTGCACTGGCCGAATACGTCCTCAAGGCCGTTGGACGTGAACGACCCGGTGAGGCCCCACCGGATCGGCACGCCGTCGATCAGCTTCTCCAGCGCCTTGAAACGCTTGCCGGACGGGTTCTTGAGGCGCGTCAACTCGTCGAAGATCACGACGTTGAAGCCTATGTCGGGCAAGCTCTTGTCGCCAAGCTGGTCCGCCAGCCACTGGATGCCGTCGTAGTTAAGAACGACAACGTTTGCGCCAAGCGCAAACGCTGCCGTTCGCTGTTTCGGCGTTCCCACCGCAACAGAAACTCTCAAATACCTGCTCCACTTCGGCGCTTCAATCGGCCAGACGTCGGTGCACACACGTTTCGGGGCCAGCACCAGCGCGCGGGTGAGGTAGCCGTTCTTCCACAGGTCGTCGAGCGCCGTCAGCGTGATGGCCGTCTTGCCCGCGCCGACCGGCGCGAGGATCATCGCGCGGTCGCGCTCGTAGAGGAAATCGGCGGCGGCGTCTTGGTACGGTCTAAGTTTGAGGCCCACTGGTCTACCTGTTGAGTTGTCCACAGACATGCGTAGTTCTGGTTGAGGCGCTCCATCTCGCGCGCGAAGATGCGCTGGAGGTCCGACAACCGGCCACCCTTAGTCTTTAGTTCTACGAACCACGTCGAGCCGTCCGGCAGACACGCGATCCGGTCGCTGACGCCGCGCTGGTTGGGGCTGACGAACTTAAACGTGCGCCCGCCCAGCCGCTCCACGGCCCAGATGAAATGTCGTTCGATCTCGCTTTCTCTCATAAAAAATCTCTAGCACAAAGAAATCTTTTGCGCTAGAGTCGTTCTCACAAATCAGGGAAGGTACAGTATGGCTCAACATTCCAACATCGTCGGCGGCTCGACGGCCAAGCGCGTCGTCGCCTGCCCCGGCTCCGTCAAGCTGTCGCAGCAGATGCCGCCCAAGCCGTCGTCCAAGTACGCCGACGAAGGCACGCTGCTGCACAACGCCATCGCGGACATTCTGGGCGAGGGTACGCCCCCGGCGGCGCACATCGGCACGTCGTACCAAGGCATTACGCTGACCGAGGAACTGTTCGAGCGCAAACTGGTCCCGGCGCTACAGGCGCTGGACGAGATCGACCCGCACAAGAAAATGGTTTATCAGGTTGAGGCCGTTGTGGGTTTTGGTGATGCGTTGCCCAACGTCTTCGGCTCGGCCGACCTGATCGGCCGCATCGACCGCCGCGCCATCGTGCTGGACTGGAAGTTTGGCGATGGCGTGGCGGTCGAG